TTGACACATAGAATTGAATTCTGCAGTGCCATAAAAACCAGAAGGCATTCCACGTTTAACTTGATAAATAAATTGATCATGTACACGAGTAGCATGAGTGACGTTCTTGAAAATCATTTTGCGCATAGCAAAATTCTCAGGACCATCATCATACCATTCGTTAATATAATCACAAATTTTGTCCATCATAAACGCAGGACACTTACCATCCCAGTTTGAGAAATCCCCAGCAATTACAGATTGATTACATCTGTTTAATCGTCGATGAAGACGAATCCAATCAAGGGAGTGAGGGTTAATACCGACCGCTACAGGGCGATCAACGCAAAATTTGGCCATATAGGTGATAAAATCACCAAACCACATTCTACTAATGATCAATAAATCCAAAGGACACGTGCTATAAACACGAGTTTTTCCTTCTTCAACCTTCTGTAGCGGTCGTGTTTCATCTTTGAGCGCATCTTTAAATAAAAATTCTGGCTCAATTCCCAATTTCATTGTTGAAATAGTTGCAGTAAGTTCTTCATAGAACTCAACTGAATAAATGAAATTATCACCATCACGCAAAATGAAGGGATCTTTACCTTTACGCCCACCATTCCGAATACAATAAGGGTATCCAGGGGAGGTACCATAACAAATAGATCTAAAAGTGGTTCCAGGAATACCATTTAAGGCTTCTTCAGGAGTTAGAACTCGACCATCGCCTGTAGTTGGATACAACCAATGGAAATAAGGAACGACTTTTGAAGTACCAAAACAGGGAGGACAATCTGTTTGAGAAAGTTTCATAATTGCTTTCTCATAAGGATCAATCCAAACTCCATCCTTATTTTGAAATGGACGTAATTTTGCTGGAATATTCTCAGGAAGACCTTTGAAACCATATAGCCGTGAATGACGAAATTTCGTTCTATTTGGAGAACGAGAAATCATATTTGAGGGAATTTCTCTCTTAATTTCCAAAGGAAATTGTTGAGATTGTACCTCAAATTCGTCATTATCTTCACAAGCCATAATTTGTTCAATAGCCTCCATAGTATATGGAATAGCAACTCCTAATCTTTCACCACCAGTGTCTTGATTTCCACCTAAAACATGGATACCAACTAAATAAGGTTTTCCTTGAGGACCCTTGATAAAAACAGGGGAACCGGAATCACCTTTCATAGCGGTGCACCAAT